GAATTTGATAAGAGTGGTAAGTTGGTATTAGTATATCATACAGGATTATCCGTAGAGATTCCTGAAGGTCATATGGGTTTGATCTTTATGAGATCATCAGTTTCTCAGAAGTCTATGTCAATGTGTAATGCTGTAGGTATTGTAGATTGTGATTATAAAGGTGAGATTCTTGTTAAATTTAAGATTACTACAGATGCTCTTCCTACAATTTATCAGCCTGGTGAAAAGATTGCTCAGTTAGTAGTAATGCCTTATCCGAAGATTGAGCCTGTCATTGTAGAGGAATTAGCAGGTGAAGATCGTGGTGGTGGATTTGGTTCAACTGATAAAAAAGAAGAAAATGAGAATACAGAACAGGGACGAGAAAGCGGAGCAACTGAAGGAGATAATCAATCAGTACAGTAAAAATCCAGAGTATGTTAATGCATTTTATACTAAGCAAGAAGCAATAGATGCATTGAACAGACATTATAGAAATAGATACATTAAAATAAATTTAGATTAATATGAATACGTATATTTA